TAGGGCAGTCAATCGTGTTCTTTAAAGATCCATTCAGGTACATACCTATTACTGAACTTGCTAAGCTTGCAGATGTATTATCACGTAATCAGATCATGACACCTAATGAGCTTAGACAGAAAGTCGGTATGCCTCCTGCTGAAGATCCAAAGGCAGATGAATTAAACAACGCTAATATGCCAGATTATCCAGAAGCTAATGAAACTCAAATGATGGCTCCCCAAGAAGAAGACTACAATCAAGAAATGACACCGGAAGAGTATGAAGAAGCTGAAGGAAATCAAAATGGAGAGGAAAACATTGATTACAATCAAGAGTTAACTCCTGAGGAATACAGGTCGTTGTTTAAATAAATATTTAGAGAGGAGAAAGAACATGATCTACGATTTTAGTGGATATGCCACCAAGAACGATATTCTGTGTGATGATGGTAGAGTTATTAAGAAGAATGCGTTCATCGATTGCGATGGAATGACAGTTCCGTTGGTTTACAATCATGATCACAAGTCTCTCGATAATGTTATTGGCCATGTTACGTTGGAAAATCGTCCAGACGGCGTCTATTGTTATGGAAACATTAACAAAGAAGTCGAGGCTGGCAGAACAGCTTTGTCCCTCATAAAGAATGGAGATTTAGATTCTCTATCTGTTTTTGCTAATAAGCTTAAGCAGGCAGGCCGCGATGTTACTCACGGTGTGATTAGAGAAGTATCTCTAGTCCTTGCAGGGGCTAACCGTGGCGCTAAGATTGATGCAGTTTTAGCTCATGGAACCGGTGCCGAGGATGAAGACGGCTTAGATGCTGTACAGATATTCGCTGGTGCTGAGAACCCCATCATTCACTCAAGTGCAGAAGAAGAGTACGAAAACGAAATGTTCAATGAACAGGACGAAGACGATTCTCTTGAACATGCATCTGATGGGGATAATTTTGATCTCGAAGGTACCATTGATACCATGAACGATGATCAAATTAAAGCTATGAAGATTATGATGGGTATCGTTGCTGAAGAGGCTGAAAAGTCTGTAGGCAATTATGAAGATACTGATGATCAGGATAGCGAAGATGTATCACACTCTATCTTTGACGATGAAGATCAAAATGACCAGGACGAGGATACTCTCTCACATAGTGAGGAATATGAAGAGCCCAGTTATGAAGAGGATTATGAATCAAATGAAGATGGAGATTACGACGACACCGAAGACTATTCAGAGTCGTATTCTGAGTCCGATTATGAAGATGACGATGAGGAAGACGGTAGCTATGAATCAGACGACGATGACGACGAAACATTAAATCATTCAAATTTCACAGAAGAAGGAGAAAATGAAATGGCTAGACACAACGTATTTGAAGACGCTGATAGCAACGTAATGATTCAGTCAGCAGAGCTTTGCCAGGAAATTATGCAGGATGCAGTTAAGTTCGGTTCACTTAGGGATTCTGTAATGGCACATAGCGCAGAGTATGGAATTGAGAATATTGATTATCTCTTTCCCAATGCAAAGAACTACACAGAGAAGCCCGAGTTTATTAAGAGACGTACCGAATGGGTTAACACAGTAATGGAAGGTGTTCGTCAGTCTCCGTTCAGCCGTGTTAAGACCATCTTTGCTGATATTACAGAGGATGAGGCTCGTGCTAAGGGTTACATCAAGGGTAACCGTAAGGTTGATGAAGTATTCTCACTCTTAAAGAGAGAAACCACTCCTACCACAGTTTATAAGAAGCAGTCAATCGATCGTGATGATGTTATCGATATCACTGATTTCTCAGTTATCGAGTTCATCAAGGCTGAAATGCGTGTAATGTATGATGAGGAATGTGCTCGTGCTATCCTGGTTGGTGATGGACGTAATGGTCTTAACCCTGACAAGATCAAGGAAGCTAATATCAGACCTATCTGGACAGATGATGATCTCTTCACAGTTAAGAGAGCAATCGCTATTACTGCTCAGACTACTTCTGATACAAAGGCTGAACTCTTCATTGATAACGTAGTTCGTTCACGTAAGCTTTACAGAGGTTCGGGTTCACCTACTCTGTTTATTACTGATGACCTGCTTTGTGATCTGTTACTTCTCAAGGATACAACCAAGAGACGTATGTACAATTCAGTAGATGATCTTAAGACAGCTCTTAGAGTTGATAAGATTGTTGAAGTTCCGATCTTTGATGGACTTTACAGAATCGATGATGCAGATACCAAGTATCTTGGAGCTATGCTGGTTAACCTTAATGACTATGTAGTAGGCCGTGATCGTGGTGGCGCTCTTGCTATGTTTGATGATTTCGATATCGACTTCAATAAGCAGAAGTACCTCATGGAAGGTCGTTTCTCAGGCGCTCTGGTTAAGCCTTACAGCGCAATCGTATACGAGTTCGTTTACAATCTTACTATCGATGTACAGGCTGAGGATCCTTCAGTTACAGTACTTGGCAAGCTTGTTGGCGATGTTCAGCAGAATGTATACGTTAATGATAATAGCATCCAGGGTACCCTTAAGTTCGTATCTAACTGGACTCAGTACTCAGCTGATGAGTCAGAGAATACCGGTTACTTTGTGGTTCTTAAGTTTGATGCTTCTGAAGGCTCAACAACTACTATCCAGACTATCGGCGGCATCGCTGATGAGAGAGTTGTTACTCTTGATTCTGATATGCAGGCAGTTGTTAAGTTTGTTAGCAACAAGCAGAAGCTTAAGGTTGTTACTACTCTTGAAGGCGAGACCATTACTAAGGTTCTTAGCTTCTCAGGTCTTAGAACAGTTCAGGCTTAATTCTAGATTGTAAAAAATCAAAATAAATAGATAAGGAGGTGAAGTGTTATGCGTTATTGTGGAACTATAGCTTATCGTAGGACTTATGAGGAAACTGATGAGAATGGCGAAGGCAATGGTATTTGGAAAGAAGATATTACAAAACGTACTTACAAAGGTGATGTAGTAAAGAATTATTCTAGAAACAGCAATGGCGAAAGTATCAATGATAATATTCAAATTTCAAACAGTATAAGTATTATTGCAGATCCATATGCATTATCAAACTTCACCTCTATAATCTATATTGAATGGATGGGCATTAAATGGAAAGTTTCTTCTGTTGATGCATCAAACCGTCCTAGGTTGATATTATCATTAGGAGGTGAGTGGAATGAAGAAACGGGAAGACCTACACAAACTTCTTAAAACTTATTGTCCTAACGTATACTATCAACCACCAGAATCATTAAAGTTAAAGTATCCTTGTATTATTTATGCAAGAGAGAAATTAACAACACAGAAAGCGGATAACAGTAAGTATCTTATTCATTGTTCATATAGTATGAGATATGTATCTAAGGAACCTGATGATCCTACAGTTACAGAATTACTTTTATTACCTTTTTGTGAACATTCAAGGCATTATGTTGCAGATAATTTGCATCATGATTCCTTTACAATTTACTATTAACATAAGGAGGAAAAATCCATGGCTAGACTTACATGGGACGAGACAGATAAGCGTTTATATGAGACTGGTGTCGACCACGTTGCGCTTTTCCTTATGAATCCTAGTGGTTCTGAACATCCTTATAGCCAGCCTGTTGCTTGGAACGGTATAACCGGTATTACCGAGTCTCCTGATGGTGCAGATGCAAACGACATTTATGCCGATAACATCAAATACCTTTCTCTTATTTCTAAGGAGAACTGGAAGGGTACCATTAAGGCTTACCAGAGTCCTAAGCAGTTTAAGGTTTGCGAGGGTGAAATAGAGTTTAACGACGGCGCTACTGGTACTTATGGTGGTGTTAATAACATCTACTTTGGCCAGCAGTCCAGACAGAGATTTGCTCTTGCTTGGAGAACTATTGTTGGTAATGCTTCTGAAGGTGATGGATACGGTTATAAGCTTCATATTGCTTATGGTCTTTCTGCAGCTCCTTCTGAAAGAGATCATGCTACAGAGAATGATTCTCCTGAAGCAACCGAGTTCTCATGGGAAATCAATTCAATTCCTGAGGTAGCAACACATGAAATTGCAGATGGTATTGTACCTGAGCCTGTTTCTCATGTTGTTATCGATTCAAAGAAACCTGATGGAACAGATAATGATGTTTATACTGCAATCGAAGCAAAAGTATTTGATAGTTCTAAATACCTTATGGGTATTGATGATCTTATCGATGAAATCAAGACTGCAGCAGCTTAATTGGCACTTAAAGAAAGGAGAAAAATACCATGGCAATGCTTACATGGGACGGTACTGGTGACCGTTTATATGAGACTGGTGTCGATCGTGGCGTATATTATGCAATGGACGACGACGGTAATTATGGTGACGCAGTAGCTTGGAATGGTCTTACTGGCGTTACAGAGTCTCCTGATGGTGCCGATGCTAATGATATCTATGCAGATAACATTAAGTACCTTTCTCTTATCTCTAAGGAGAACTGGAAGGGCACTATCAAGGCTTATACATATCCTGTAGAATTCAATGCTTGTATGGGTCAGGTTGATATTCCGGATGCATTTGCATATTTCGGACAGCAGACCAGAACAAAGTTTGGATTCTCTTGGAGATCGCTTGTTGGTAACGATGTTAAAGGTGATAAGTACAGCTATAAGCTTCACATCGCTTATGGTTTGTCAGCAGCTCCTACAGAAATGGATCATGCTACTGAAAACGATTCACCTGAGGCTCAGGAATTCAGCTGGGAAATCAGCTCTATTCCTCCTACATCTGGTATTAAGATTTATACTGGTGGTGGAAAACAGACGGCTAATGAAAAACTTCTTGCTGCTGTAGCTCACATTACAATCTATAAGACTGTTGGTACCGGTAATAACTCTAAGCTTGTTGAAGAGATTGAAAAGAAACTTTATGGAACTGATGACAGTGCACCTGGTGAGGGTGATGGAACAACCGGAACTCTTCCTACACTTAATCAGCTTATTGGTTTCCTTAAGAGTTGGAGTCCTTCAACTGGTACAGGAACATGGCCTCAGTCATAAGATTTAGGCTAACTTTTGACAACTAAATATTCAAAATGGGCAATTAGGGGAGTTTCGTTAAATCGTTTCTCCCCTATAATTTTTTACTTTAAAAAGGAGAAAAAGACATGTACAAAAGAATCGTAAAGTATACTAATTTTAAGGGAGAAAAGAAAATAGAGGAACTTTATTTCTATCTTTCACCCAAGGATCTTAAGAAGTTCAATGCTAATTATGAAGGCGGTATTAAGGCATTGTTCGAAAAGATGATTAGCAAAGGAAATGACAAGTTAATACTTGAGACTATAGAAGAAATAGTTCTGTCTTCTTACGGTGTTATCTCAGATGATGGCAACAGGTTTATTAAGAATGAAAAAGTTAGAGAAGAATTTGAATATTCAGCAGCTTATGAGCAGCTCTTTGATGAGTTAACCAGTACAGCAGATGCATTTGCTGAATTCCTTAAGAAAGTTCTTCCTAATGATGTTCAGGCTCAGATCGAGAAGGCAGAAAAAGAAGGCAATGTAGAGATGCCGGAAATCGTTACCGAGATTCTTAAGGAACAGGAAGCCGCTGAAGCAAATAAGGTAGTTGACATTACATCTACTGAGGGATGATTTGATTGTTAGAGATAACCATTCCAAGCTTTTCAGTGTTTGATGAGCGAAATGATTGCTTTATTAAGATCGATCATGAAACTTACTTAGAGATGGAAAATTCACTTGTTGCAATTTCAAAATGGGAAGAAAAGTATCATAAACCTTGGTTTGAGAAAAAGAGTAATAATCCTTATGCCAAAGAACAAGGTGTAAAACGTACTGAAGAAGAGATGCTTTACTTTTTCAAATGTATGGTTACTAATATTCCATTTAAAGAAATAGATGATAAGATCTTTTATGGACTAACTGAAGAAAATGTAAAAGCAATAACTTCATATCTCGAGGATCCGCATATAGCTGATCCAAAAGTTCCTCCAGTTAAAGAAGACAAGAAAAAGAGAGCTTCACCTTTATTCACATCTCAAAGAATATATGCTATATTAGCAGAACAACAGGTTCCTTTTGAAGTTCAGTATTGGAATATTAGTAAAGTCTTAGCTATTATTGAAATAATTAGTTATGACAATACTCCAGATGATAAGAAGAAGAAACCTGCTACTTATAAAGAAACAGCTGAAAAGTATAAGAACTTAAACGAGCAGCGGCTTAAACAGCTCGGTAAAACGAAAGGATAAACTATGATACAGTTAACCAGTAAGGGAGATTGGAAGAAGACACGGGGATGGCTTAAAAAAGTGACGCAGCATGATCGCACTAGAGAAATATTAGCTAAGTACGGCAAGCTTGGAGTAATAGCCCTGAAGAACAACACTCCATCCCTTACTGGTACTACTGCTGAATCGTGGTATTATGACATCGAACGAGATAAGAATGGTGTTTACAAGTTAATATGGGGTAATAGCAATTTAGCAGAAGAATGGTTTAATGTTGCTTTGTTTTTACAACTTGGTCATGCAACTGCTGATGGCCATTGGATTGAAGGTGTAGACTATATCAATCCAGCTTTAGCTCCCATCTTTGATAAAATTGCAAGAGAAGCATGGGACGAAGTAAACAATAATAATATATAGTATTATCGTGAAGGGAGGGAACTCGCATGGTCGATATAGATGAAAGAGTCGTTCAAATGAAGTTCGATAATACGGACTTTGAACAGAAGACTAAAAAGACTTTTAGCATCTTAGACAAATTGCATGAGAAATTGTCTTTTAAAGACGTTGTTGACAATGACGCAATGAATTCAATTGCTGACAATGTTCAGAAAGTAGCAGATAAAGCATACACTATTATCGATAGAACAATTGATAAAATTAAAGACAATATTGCAAATAAGTTAGTTGGCTACATTCACGATGCTACTATAGGCCAAGTTCAAATGGGTTTCAATAAATATTCTGACATGACAACCTCTGTTGCTACATTGAAAGCTCAGGGATATGCTATGGAAGAAATTAATGAACAACTTGAACGATTAATGTATTTTACAGATGAAACTTCATACAAATTCACTGACATGGTTGGTGAAATTGGTAAGTTTACAGCATCTGGTCAAAAACTTGAAGACGCAACCACGGCGATGATGGGTATTGCAGACTGGGCGGCTCTTTCTGGTAAGAATGCAAATGATGCTTCAAGAGCAATGTATCAGTTATCACAAGCTCTTGGTGCTGGTAGAGTAAGGAAAGAAGATTATAAGTCAATACAGAATCTTAATATGGATACCAAAGAGTTCAGACAGAATGCTATTGAAGCAGCTATAGCAATAGGAACTCTTAAAGATAATTTAAATGGAAGTTATACCACATTAGTTGGAAAGAAAGCTAATAAACTTAGTTTTACTATAAATGAATTTGCAGATAAGTTAACTGAAGGTGAATGGTTTACTGCAGATGTAATGATGCAGGTATTTAGTAAATATTCAGAAGCAGTTGATGATATACGTTCTGTTTATTTAGAAGAACAAGAGAATGATCCAAATTATACTACAGCAGATGCTATTGAAAAAGTTCAAAGAAGAAATTTAGAATTAATTGAAAGATTTAAAGATACGACGCTTGATGATAAAGCAATAAATACAATATTAAAAAGATGGAAACAAGTTGCTAAAGCAACAGATGAAGTAAATGAGAATTATGAAGAAATGACAGACGAAGCTAAAGAACAAGCAATGTCTGCGTTAACCCAAGATTATACACAATATTTACAAGAATACGCCGATATATTTGGAGGTACTGTTGAACAAGCAGAAGCTGCTTTAGATGACTGGCGTGATTATGTATCGGACTTTGGTATTAAAGCGTTCTTATCAGCTCAGGAAGCTAAGACCTTCTTGGAAGCTATCGAATCTGCTAAAGATGCTGCTTCTACTGTTTGGACTCATATATTTACTACCATCTTTGGTGATTATAATGAAGCTAAGGAAATTTGGACCGATTTAGCAAATGCATTATATGATGTGTTTGTTGGTCGATTATGGGCTTTAGCAGATATTTTTGATTATTGGAAGACTGGTAAAAAAGAAGAATTTGAACAAGAATTAAAAGATCTTCAAGCTGAATTAGCAGTTGCTGAATTAATGGGCGATACTTCAGAAATCGAAAGATTAAATGAAGAAATAAAGAAAGTAAGTAAAAGTATTGATGATGAACTTTGGAATGGCCGAAGATTATTAATGCAAGGTGTTGAAGCATTCGGCGGTGGTTTAAAGTCTATTGTTGAGAATTTTAGAAAAGCTTGGGATTCTTTATTCGAAGAAAATGAATCGGCTAATAAGTTATTCGCTTGGACCGAACGATTTAGAATTATAGCATTTAAGTTTTATTATTTCATGCACGAACTTGGTGAAACTAACTTTTATAAGAATATTGCTCAAGGTATAATGAACATTCTTTCACCAATTAAGATGGTTATTAATGTTGTAAAAGCAGCTATATATCAATTTATACCTGAAGGTACAACATTTAAAGACATATTAGTTAAAATTTCAGAAGGATTCGCTAATATGACTTCTAAATTAGTTCCGAGTCAAGAGACTATACTTAATTTATTTAAAACTATTAGAGGTATTATAGCAGTTATTAAATTAATTGGTAAAGCTGTTATTGGCGTATATAATGCTTTTATTCGTCCAATATTATCTGCTATATGGGAACTTATTAGTGGAGTTGCTAGTGGATTATTAGAAACATTCGCTGAAGTTGGTGATGCTATATATGAACTCGAAGAAGGTTTAGACATAATGGATGCAATGGTTTATGTCGGAGATCTTCTTAAAGATGTTTTTGGTAAAGTATTTGAAGTTATAGGAACTGGAGTTGGATATTTAATTAGAGGCTTGGCTCCTATATTAGGATTTATTTTTAGTTTAGTAGAAGATATAGTTGCAAAAGTAAAAGAATTTGTATCTGGTAGTAATACTAAAGGCATTAAGAAAGTCGGAGATGCTTTTGGCGATATGTCTAAACGCGTTAAAGAAGCATGGAAGAATTCATTTAGTTTAAAAGATGTTTGGGAAAGTTATAAAGGTGGTTCTGGTTTAAGTAATTTCTTACTTATGCTTGGAGACATGTTTGATGTGATTGTTACAAAGATTGGTGTAACAATAGGAGCTATCTTTGGACTTGAAGAAACAGCTGCTGAAGGTAAGACTGCTACAGCTCTTGGTAAACTTAAAGATATTGTATCAAAAACATTTGAAATAAT